GAAATATGTATAAACCTCAAGAAATTACAATTCCTTTATTAAATATTGATCCAGTGGATTTAAAAAATTCTCCAGACTTTACATGTCTTTATGGAGTAAACGTTAAAGATTGTATGGTTCGTATACATTATGAAGATAATAGACGTAAAGGAAGATCTTGGGATATAAATATAACAAATAATAAATTTATTATATTTCCATCAACCTGTATGTATTACTTAACCAACACTCAAAAAGATTCTTTAAATTTTATTTTAACTTCTACTTGTGAATATATCTAATTATTATTGGTATTTTAAAGGGGCGCTTACTCCTCGATTTTGTGATGATGTTATACAATATGGATTATCAAAAGAAGAAACTATAGCTCGAACTGGAGGATTTGATAAAAAAAAATTATCAAAAGAAGATGTTAAAAACATACAAAGAAAAAGAAAATCAGATTTAGTTTGGTTAGATGACACTTGGATTTATAAAGAGTTACATCCGTATGTGAATCAAGCTAATAGAAATGCTGGTTGGAATTTTGATTGGGAGAGATCTGAATCGTGTCAATTTACAAAATATAAATTAAATCAATATTATGATTGGCATTGTGATAGTTGGGATAAACCTTATGAACAAGAAGGACCTAGTAAAGGTAAAATTAGAAAACTATCTATGACTTGTCAGTTAACAGATGGTTCAGAATATCAAGGTGGTGAATTAGAATTTGATTTTAGAAACTATGATCCACATATGAGAGACGAATTAAAACACAGAGTGCAATGTAAAGAGATATTACCCAAAGGATCTATTATTGTATTTCCTAGTTTTGTTTGGCATAGAGTTAAACCAGTAACATCAGGCACAAGATATAGTCTTGTCGTATGGCATTTAGGGAGGCCTTTTAGATAATGTTTATAAATAATTATTTTTGGACATCAATTTGGTCAGAAGAAAAACTAGACTTTTTAAAATCTTTAAACAAAGCTAGTAATAAATATATAAATCAAGCTAGAAAAAATAATAAAAAATATATAAAAGAATTTGGAGATTTTGGAATAAGTCATCATTCCACAGCTTTAACAATGGATAATGATTTTAGAGATTTTAGAGATTATATAGGTCAAAAGTCTTGGGAGTATTTAGATCACCAAGGTTATGATATGTCTCAATATCAAACTATGTTTAGCGAACTTTGGGTGCAAGAGTTTGCTAAAAAAGGTGGTGGTCATCACTCTGCACACATACATTGGAATCAACATGTATCGGGTTTTTACTTTTTAAAATGTTCGGATAAAACTTCTTATCCAATATTTCACGAACCAAAGACCGGTGCAAGATGTACAAAATTAACAATGAAACCAAACATTAAAGGTGTTTGGGGAGGAAGTGAATTAATACATTTTAAACCTAAACCAGGTACATTAATTATTTTTCCAGGTTATCTACAACATGAGTATGCAGTTGATCACGGTAAAGAACCTTTTAGATTTATACATTGGAACATACAAGCAGTACCAAAAGGAATGGCTAAAGATGTTTAAAAAGAAAAAATATACAGTTATTAAACAAGCTATACCAAAAGACTTAGCGGCTTTTCTTGCTAATTATTTTTTAATAAAAAAACAAGTATTAGATACTTGTCGCAAAGAACGATACTTTTCTCCTTTTGAAAATATACTAGGATCTTATGAGGATTCTCAAATACCCAATACCTATTCACATTATGCGGATATTGCTATGGAGACTTTATTATTAAAGTGTCAACCAGCTATGGAAAAAGTAACAGGATTAAAACTTTATCCAGCTTATTCTTATTCCAGAATATATAAAAAAGGAGACATTCTTAAAAGACATAAAGATAGATTTAGTTGTGAAATATCTACTACCATGAATTTGGGTGGTGATGATTGGCCAATATATTTAGACCCTACAGGTAAATCTAATTTAATTGCAGGGGCCACTGAAGAAATGGAAGAGCCTAAAAGACTAATAAAAAATCCTAATAGAGGTATTCAAGTTGATTTAAAACCTGGAGATATGCTAGTTTATAGAGGTTGTGAGTTAGAACATTGGAGAGAAAAATTCAAAGGTAAAGAATGCATTCAAGTTTTTCTGCATTATAACAATCGTAAGACCCCAGGATCGAAGGAGAATATGTTCGACAAACGTCCACATTTAGGACTTCCTTCTTGGTTTAAACGATGATATAATTCTTTGATGGAGGCAGTGGCACCACCACATACCCCACTGTCTCCTTCTAAGGATTATATATGTTATTAGGATTTGCTTCTTTTGCGGAATTACCGTTTTCAACGTCAGGCGCCGATACAGGCGTAACTGTTTCCGTTACTAAAAATACACTAACTTTAAGTATTGGAAATCCTGGTATTACAGCTGATTCTATTGTAGAGATTCCTACATCAAGTCAAGTTACTTTAGGTTTTGGAAGTCTTACTATTTCAGGAGACGCTAATCTAAGTCCTACTAAATCACAGGTTACTTTAGGTATAGGAAATGTAACCGTTTCAGCCGGAGCGACGATCGCGGCTAGTGGAAATCAGGTTGTAATTTCTTCAGGAACTGTTACTATAACAGGTAGCGCAAATGTTGATCCTACAAAGGCAAGTTTGGCCTTGTCTACGGGTACAGTATCTGCGATAACATGGAGTGAAATAATTCCAGGGGCAACAATGACCTGGACAGCAATTGACGAGTGTTAAAAAATTATGGCATCAACTTATAGTACAAATACAAAATTAGAACTTATAACAACAGGTGAGAAAGCCGGACAATGGGGTGGAATCACTAATACAAACTTACAGATTGTAGAACAAGCAGCTACTGGCTATGCCTCTATTGATATGGCGGCTTCTAGTATCACTTTAGCTTTAACTGATGGGGCCGTTTCTAATGGTAAAAATGTTTACCTTAGACTTTATGGCACTTTAGCAGCTAACAGAACTTTAACAATGCCAAACACAGCTAATAGAGTTTGGTTTATTGATGATCAAACAAACAGAAATGGTACTAATAAATATACTTTAGGAGTATTAACAGCAGGGGGTTCTACTACTACTCAGCTTGCTAATAAATCAGTTAACCTTTGTAGATCTGATGGAAGTGAAACAAAAGTTATTATATTAAAAAATGGGGTATATTCTATTGATAATACTTATAGTCCTTTTACAGCTGTAGCCGGAGATCAAATTTTTGTAGATACTACATCTGCAATTGTTACCGTTAATTTACCTGCTTCTCCTGAAGCCGGCGATACTGTTACTATTATAGATGTGAGAAATTATTTTGGCTCAAATAAATGTACAGTAGGTAGAAATGGAAAAAACATATTGAATGCTGCCGCTGATTTAGATTTAACCACAAATAAAATGTCAGTTACGTTGGTCTATACCGATGCAACTTGTGGCTGGAATTATTTGAGTAAAGCAACATAGGAGCTAAACAATGGCTCTAACGTCAATTAAATTTGCCCCAGGAGTAGATAAACAGGATACCGCTGTGGGAGCAATCGGCAGATGGGTAGACTCAGATAATGTTAGATGGAGATATGGACTTCCTGAAAAAGTAGGAGGATGGTCTTCTCTTTTAACAGATACTATTCATGGTGTAGCAAGAAAACAACACTCTTTTGTAGACTTAGATGGAAACCGATACGTCGCTATTGGAACCGATAAATTTTTATTAGTTTATTATGAAGGAGCTGTTTATGATATTACCCCTTGGAAAGATGACAATGCAGCTAACCTTATTACTTTTTCAGCAACTTTAACAACCAATAGTACATCACCTGGAACGTCTATTACTATTACTACTTCAGGTTCACATAGCATTGAAGTAGGAGATATGATTGTTTTGGATAGTGTAACAATGCCAACGGGTTCTAGTTTAAGTGCAACTCTTTTTGAAGATAAAATTTGTCAAGTTATTAGTGTTCCAAGCAATACTACTTTTACTATTACATCACCTACTGCAGAAGCAAATGGAGGAGGTTCTGATTTAACTTCAGGAAGTTCAGCTACTCTTAAACCTTATGCAAGAGTGGGTCCTTCAGAGCAATCTTATGGATATGGTTTTGGAATTGGAAACTATGGTGGAACAATTTCAGGAGTTCAATCAACAACACTTAATGGTGCATTAAATGCAGATACAGCTGGTACGGGTGGGGTTGGTACAAGTGTTACTTTAACTTCTTCTGGAGGTTTTTCAGCCACAGGAACGGCAGCCGTTGGAACAGTACCTACAGCAGAATTAATTACTTATACAGGAATTTCAGCTCCAGCATTGACAGGAATAACTAGAGGAGCTTTAGGAACAGCAACTCCTGGAACTTCAAATGGACAAGCTCATTTGAGTGGAGCAACAGCACAAGATGCAACTAATTGGGCTGGATGGGGTGAAGCTGTAGAAGCATCATCAGTTACACTTGAACCAGGTTTATGGTCTTTAAGTAACTGGGGATCAACTTTAGTTGCAACAATTTCAAATGGAAAAACTTATACTTGGGACTCAACTGTATCTAATAACTTTGATACTAGAGCTTCTAGAAATACCACTAATTATGTAACTAAAATTACAGGGACTGAAGGTAATCCAACTGCAAGTAGATTAACTTTAATTTCTCCAACAACAAGACACTTAATTCATTTAGGAACTGAAACAACAATTGGAACAGCATCTACACAAGATGATATGTTTATTCGATTTTCTAATCAGGAACAAATTAATGAATATGCGCCGAGCGCGGATAATAGTGCGGGTACTTATAGACTGCAGGATGGATCTAAAATTATGGGAGCTATTGTAGCTAAAGAAAATATTCTAGTGTGGACCGATAATGCATTGTATTCAATGAAATTTGTAGGTTCTCCATTTACCTTTGGGTTTGAACAAGTAGGAACGAACTGTGGATTGATTGGTCAAAATGCAGTAGTTGAAATAGATGGAGTAGCTTATTGGGTAGGTAATAATGGATTCTTTTCTTTTGATGGTACCGTAAATAATTTACCATGTAGTGTGGAAGACTATGTCTTTGATGACTTTGATACGACTAAAGGTCAACAAGTTTGCGCAGGGATTAATAATCTATTTACAGAAGTAGTTTGGTATTATCCAACAAGTAATGCTAGTTATAATGATAGATATGTAATCTTTAATTATGGAGAGTCAGCTAATGTTCCAATGGGGAATTGGTATACAGGCACAAACGTTAATTCTATTAGAACTACTTGGATTGACTCTGTCATTTATCCAAAACCTTATGCCACAAGATTTAATAGTGGATCAACCGGCACATTTCCAAGTATAGTTGGAGCCAGTGGATTAGGAGCAACCGTTTATTTTCAACATGAAGTAGGAACAGACCAAATTGATCCTGATGGTCAAACGACTAAACTTACTTCATTTATACAATCTTATAATTTTTCTTTAGCTAAAGATCAAACAGAAGTCTTTTTAGCAATGAGAAGATTTATACCTAATTTTAAAGTATTAGAAACATCAGCTAAAGTTACTATTAAACTTAAAGACTATCCATCAGATACCTTGGCTAATAGTACATACAGTCCTTTTACTATTTTACCTGCTACGCAAAAAGTAGATACCAGAGCAAGAGGAAGATATGCAAGTTTAAGAATTGAAAATGATGGGATAGCTGAAAACTGGAGATTTGGAACTTTTCAAGTTGACTTACAACCGGATGGTAGAAGATAATGACAAAGATAGTAGTAAGATTACCAGAACCTAAAAAAGAATATTCAGAAGATAATCAAAGACAGATTAATAGAACTTTAACTTCTTTAATTCAACAACTAAACTCAACCTATTTACAACCAGATAAGGATGATCAAGAAAGGTTTAATTTCTTTCTAAGCTAATGGCAAACGTATATAAAAATGTTCAGGCTAAAATAACATCTGCAGGATCATATGATGATATGTATGAATCTCCAGCGGCTACTAGTTCTTTAGTTAAAACGATTAAGTTATTTAATACCCATAGTGGGGCTTTAGATGTAGATATTAAGGTTTATGATTCTTCAGGAACAACCGACTATGAGTGGGATAAGGTCAATGTAGGAGCCAGTGGAAGTGTGGATTTATTGACTTTTAATAACCTAATTGTTCTGGAAGCAGGTGATAAATTGAAGATGCAATGTGCTACAGGAAATGTTATAAAAATGACTGCATCAGTATTACAAATTTCTAGACCTACAGAGGTCACACAAACATAGGAGGAAAATGCCATTTATAGAGCAAGAAGCAAAGAGTGAGTATAAAGTAATAGAGGGTAAAAGAACCCACGTTATTACTCCTGAAGTGGAGATTACTCTAACTAATATGGAAACCGGACAGGAATATATGTCCGATAAAGAAGCTGACGATGATGTAGATAATCCATCTACAGCTACTAAAAGAGAACATATTAGAAGAGATGTCCATGTTAAGGTTGCTCAAATAGATTTAGGTGCTAATAGCGGAGAGGTATAATTGTTGACGATGTGCGGAAAACCTAGTAAACTGGTCTTTCGGAGCTTATTTTCAAGAGTAGCTCACTTGCATTTTCAATACATTTAAAGAGATATTATGGGATTTTTAAAAAAATTAACTAAACCGATTTCAAAGATACTCGATAAGATCATACCTAACGAGATCAAACCAGCATTACCTTACCTATCTGCGTTTGCACCGTTTATGCCAGGTATGCAAGGCATAATGGGTTCAACAATGTTAAAAAGAGGATTAATGTCAGGTGCATTAAATCTAGGTTCTCAACTATCTCAAGAAGGAAGTGAAGGAGAATTTAATCCTTTATCTTTAGCTTTAGCTTCTGGTATTGGTGCATTCAGTGCACCGGGACAACCAGGTACAGCAATAGGTCCAGCAGGTAAATATGGAACTGTAGGATATAAACCAAGTGCAGAACAATTTTTTATGGAGAAAGCAAGTGGAATGGATTCAGGCTTGACAAAAAGTGGTTTAGAAATGTTAGGTAAAGGTTCAAAATATTTAACCAAA